TAGAAGAAGATATGTCCACATTGACCTCGGTATCACCGGAGATAGTGCCGGAATAGCGATGGGCTACGTAAAAGACTATCAAGAACAGTTCCGCCGGAATGCGGACGGGGAAGAATTCGTAGAGAAAGCACCGGTAGTAGTGATAGAGTTCATGCTGGAGATAAAGCCACCAAAGCACGATGAGATACAGATAGCTGATGTTAGAGCACTGGTATTTGAACTGAGAAGTTACGGGTACAGAATAGCAAAGGTGACCTATGATAACTTCCAGTCCAGAGAGTCGAGACAGCAATTGAAGAGAAAAGGTATCCAGTCCGAGCATCTGTCGGCAGATACGAACCCGGAAGTGTACGGGTCACTGAAAGAAGCACTGTATGAGGACAGGGTTATTATGTATCAGTACAATAAAGCGTACACAGAACTGGTGAAGTTAGAACAGAACCAAGAAAAGAACAAGGTAGACCACCCGCCCGGAGGTAGTAAGGATGTTGCCGATGCGATAGCGTCAGTATGTTACCACTGTACGCAAGCAGAGAAGACAGCTCCACCGCCACCGCCGAGTATGGGTAAGTTGTATACAGACAATGAAGAGAAGCCGGAACAGAAAGAGTTCAAGATGCCGATAATTACGAACTAGCACGCATAGTATAGTGTATGAGCGGGAAGGAGGTTAGTGATGGCTAATATTGTAATGGAAAATATAGTACAGAGAGTACAGGGAGCACTTGATAGATTAACTGGTAAGGAAGCCGGGGGTGATGACTCCTCGCAGGAGACGAGAGGTCAGAGTTCAGAGACCTCAGCTATCAACCAAGATAGTTACAAGTGGTACTTAGACCAGATGAAACTTGCCAAGAACCGGAAGGGTAAGTACAAAGAATACGACCGAATGGATGAAGAAGACCCGGAACTGATATCTGCCTTAGACATCTATGCTGATAACGCAACGAAGGGTGACAGCGAAACAGATACTGTCATTGAGCTAAGTGCAGATAGTGAGAAAGTACAGCAGATACTGGAGCAGACCACGGAAGACTTGAAACTTGACAGCGAGATATGGTCTATAGCAAGAGAGCTGGCTAAGTACGGAGACGAGTTCGAGGAGTTAGTTATAGATAGTAAGCTCAACTTCGACAGGTTGAAGTACTTGAGTCCGAAGACCATGTATCATGTGGCAGACCAGTACGGCCGTAAAGATGAAGACTATCCGTATCAGCAGAGAATGGGTGAGCACGAGAAGCCGATTAAGTTCAGAGACTGGCAGATAGTGCACTTTAAGCTGAGACGGTCAAGGAGTTCAAGCTACGGTGTAGATGGTTCAGTACTGTACCCGATAAGAAAAATCTTTAAGCAGGTTTCAATGATGGATGACGGTGTGGTATTGGCGAGATTAACCAGAGCACAGCAGAGGTACGGGTTCACGATAGATACGACCGGGATTGAACCGGGACAGCCCACGCTTGATTACTTAGAGCAGGTCAAGGAGGGAATGAAGAAGAAGAGGACCATTGACCCGAGAACAGGAAAGATGGACTTAGACTACAACCCGATGAGTATGGAAGAAGATTTGTTCCTGTCATCGAAGGATGGTAATGGTAGTAGTGTACAGATACTGCAGGGTTCTAGTAACTTAGGACAGCTGAAAGATGTTGAGTACCTGCAGAATAAAAAGTTCGCTGGTATTAAAGTACCGAAAGCGTATCTGGGTGTGGAACGTGATGTGAATGCTAAGGCTACACTTACGCAACAGGACATCCAATTCGCTAGGAACGTAAGGCGTATTCAAATTGCTCTAATTACAGGACTACGCAAGATATACAACATATCACTTATACTTGCCGGAATTTCTCCATCTAACGTTGAATACACAGTTGGACTTCCGATTATCTCGACTGTGGATGAGCTGAGAAGGTGGGAGATAGAGAAGATTAAGACAGAACTTGCTATTAAGTATAAGAAGGAGTTAGACGTAGACCTCGAATGGGTATTGGTTAACCTGTTAGACATGACTGAGGAGGAAGTGAAAGACGCACTTGCTTACTTAGATGATGACAGTAGAGCGACCAGAAAGCTAATGGACCTCAAGACTCCGGCACAGGTTATTGATGATAACCCGCAAAATGAAGCGGAAGAGTTAACTGATAGAGAAATCCGACTGGCTAAGATGAGCATGCGGGAAGAGCTGGAGACTCTGAAAGAGTTAGTAGACTGGGAACTCGAAAGCAAGAGGGGTCACGGAATACTAGACCAGAGGGAGTTGGAAGACAATGATTTTCAAGATAAAGAACAGTTTTTACGAAGTTACGCCTAAAGATGAAGTCTGGGCTGAGCTGGAAGAGATAAGACAGTCACCGAAGAGCATCGGTATTAGACGGGCAACGTCACAGGAGAAGAATATAGTTGCGGCTTTTGCACAGGCACTGGACCCGGGTGCAGACCACAAGAAATATGATAAAGCCAAGACAGCGTGGGTGAGGAAGAAGAAAAGAATTGCTTCACAGTTTAAGTCTATAGTTGATGACTTAGCTGATAGCAAGATTACTAAGAACCAGTTTATGAACCGAGCTCATAAGATATTCAAAGATGGGTATGAGACAGCGTACAGGTTAGGTACAGACGCTTCCGGACTTGACTTCTTTAAACTGCCGAGTGAGGATATAAGATGGTTGAAGAGAGCCCGGAGTTATGAGTATAAGTTCCTAGATAAGTTCGCAGATAAGCTGGCAGACGCAGATGGAGCCAGACCAAGTTTCCACGGTCGAGCTCAGATGTATGCAGATACGATGGACTCCATGTTCGATGCCGGAAGAGTCGACGCTTATCCGAATGAGTCTACTAAGATATGGTGGGAGCTTAACCCTGCAGAGCATTGTGAAGATTGTTTGGAGTTGTCGATGGGTAGCCCGTATAGACCGGATACACTGCCGACGACTCCCGGTGCCGGAGATACGAAGTGTCTTAGTAATTGTCAGTGCAATCTCCGCATAAGATATGATAGACCGTCAAAGATTAGAATTGATGTTCAGAAAGTAAGCAGGAAGAAAGCTCGAGACTTAGGACTGCTGTCGATTAGTACATGGGACCAGCTCCAGAAACTGTTCCCGGATGAACCCTCAGCAAGAGCGGTAGCCGAAGAACAGACTGAGTTGGAGCACGAGCTAAAAGCGGTGGATTGGAATGTACTGGATGATTGGTTAACAGGATTGACTGAGCTGAGAATGTCTGATAGGGAACAGGACCTGCATGAAAGAACTCACAAGAAGAGACATGCACTGGAAAAGTTCAATGAAGCGGCGAATAAGTTCCCGGAAAAAGTATCACCGTTTAGTACACAGGAATTAGTAGTGTTGCAGAAGGTTGGAGCAATAGTCTTAGAAATGGAGGTGCCAGATTGGGACGATTAACAGCAAGAAAGCTGATGAGGAACAGAAGGATAAACAGAACAGATTACTATGATAGATTGCTGAGCAGGTTACAGTACGAGTTGCAGAATGAGTCCGACCCGGACCAAGAACTGCTGGATAGAGAACAGGAACTGAAAACATTCCTAGAAAGCAATGCTGATGCTGATATCGGTAAGGTGACATGGAATGACGGCGACGCAGAAGGTAGTGTAAGAACTATAGCACTGCCACCGGATGGTAATGTAACTGATGATACAGTTTATCAAGTGCTGGTTCATAATACAGCTCCGGTAGCGGTAACTGTTGAGGTAGAAGTACAGTGGACTGATATTGATGATAATGTAAGGCAGAGTCCTCTGACTAGTTTTGATGTTGAGGCTGAAGTTGGTAAGGTACAGTTAGTTCAAGCGGCGTTGTTAGGTGAGGGTTGTGTCCTTCAGTTAACCAGCGGCGGAGCGGTAAGTGGAGCAAGTTATGATACTTATGTAGAGATAAGGAAGGTGTGATAGAAAATGGCAGGAAACTTTAGTCAAGAGATAGAAAGTAAGTTATTAGAAGTATTGTTGAGGGGCGACTCGTATACAGGTGGTACAGTATATGTTGGGTTGTGTGAAAACGCGTTGAATAGTACAGATGATTTAACTACTGTAGTAGAGCCATCTGATAG